TACATCGCCCAGACCCTGGATGTAGGCCGGAGCGTTCTTTTCTTTGTTCTCCATATTATTGGAATTGTTATTATTAGATCGAGCCTCCGGCTCAGGGTTTTCATCTAGAGCATAGGGATGCGGCAAGATGCTGGTGTCGACCAAAACTTCAACACGCTCTTCCTGCTCATCTTCTTTTTCCTCCTCCTCTTCTTCTTCTTCCTCTTCTTCCATCTTCTTCTCTTCTTCCTCCTCGTCCTCGTCCTTTACGCCATCGTAGTCGGAGTCGACACCGGGGCGGCGATCCTCCTCCTTTTCTTCAGCGCCTTCTTCCTCTTCCTCCTCTTCCTTGTCCATCGCTCGCTGTACGGGTTCGATGGCTTTCTGATCGCAACCGCAATCTTCTTCAGCCGCTTCTACTTCCTCCTCTTCCATACGAAGAACTTCTTCGTTGGCGAGTGCGAGTTCCATAGAGCGCATGCCAACCTCGGTGGTTGGGTAGGCTCCCTGGGTTGTAGGTGAGACGTCGAACAGGAGATCGACTTCTTCGATGGTGCGAAGATTCAATCCGTCGTCGCGTCGTTCCCAGCTATCCTCTCTGACTGTGAAGCCAAAGCTGCTGGTTCCAACGTTGCCCATACGGATGTTTTCTTCGAGATCTTTTGCGTAACTCTGATTGCCTAATTCGAAGCGGTACTTGAGGCCGCGCTCGTCAACCTCGAGAGCCAAGCCGTGACCCACGCGGGCCAGGGGTTGGTTTACGTCGTGATTGAACAGAGCTACGGTATTGCTCATGTTCGCCCCGTCAAAGGCAGTGCGAGCAACGCGCTCTGCGAACTGCCCTCCGATCACAGTCTCGTCACCGAAGACGGCGGCATAGCCCTCAATCACTGTGGGCTTACCTTCCTCGGAACGAACCTCTAGGTCGGAATGGACGTAACGCTTTTCTACGTTGTTTGCCATGTCGGGTTATTTACTACTGAGCGGGTGACCTTTAGGAAACAAGTCCGTGTCGTGTTTACCGCTTCTGAATTTTTCATTTTTCAGGGCATAGAGATATGAGTTGACCCGAGCATACGCCCACTGCTCAGGTGACTTTACGTTTGGGCGAACGGAGCCTGGGTTCGTCTTGTACGCTCCCACTCCGCGTCGGAATACTGTAGACAGGGTGCGGAGGTTTGTTTTCTTTGTAGAGGATTCGACGTTCTCGTTATGGTCGTCCACTTTCTTTTGCAAACCTTCCTTGACCGCGCCAGTGATTTCACTGCGGCCTTCTACCTTGTTAATGATTCCGCTACACCAACTGCGCATGCTGGTGCCGCCCCAGGCTGCGTACATGACGCTGCCACAAATTTCTTTTCCGTTCTCGTCAGTGAACTTCCCCTGGTTGTAAGTCTCTGCTCGAGACAGGAAGGAGAAGGTTCTTTTGATCGTAGACAGGCTAAGCTTTTCTCCAGACGAAATCTGATTTGCTCGCTCCCAACCAACGGCGGTCCCGCACTTGCTACCGTTTTTCTCACGGTGGCGCAAGGCGCGCCGAGCGGCTGCCTTTGCTGAATCTGGGTATCCTCCGTAAGTTTCTGCCATTATTTGAAGTTTTTGAAAACCGCGTTGTTCTCGGCATCAATGGTGTCAGTGCCTATTCCAATCCTGTATCCGTATACATGCTTGCCTATGCGCTGACTGTAAGCCCCTGCACTTGGATCGTTAATACCTGATATTGCCTGATCTATATGATTTTGGGTAATCTTGTAAGACTTAAATACAGGGTGCTTCTTCATTTCGTCAAGGCACTGTATGGAAAATGCAGGGGGGAGAGATGATTCTGCTCTGACCTGAAACCGAACTGTTGCCGCTCGCTGAACATTCTTCTGGGGCTCAATGACGCCTCCGTCAGTTGACGGCCTTCCGCTATAAACCTCAAAAAAATATGCCGCCATTACTCAGACGTTAGCTTGTAAGTGAAAAAGAACTTTCCTGATCTTTGCATCCATGGCTTGCCTTCTCTAATCGCTTCAGAGAGTTCTTCAAAACGAATGTCGCGGATACATTGCTGCGGGTGCTTCAGGCACCAGGGTTTGATTTTCTTGATCAAAGACTCCTTTGTTCCCTTGTGATAAAAACGACAATCGGACTTGGGTGTTTTGTGTCTTTTATCAATCAGCATAAGCGTGAAGTTCTTTGATTCAGGCTTGCTGGCTTTCTTTGCCGCTTTAGGCTTCTTGGTTTCCTCGCTCATTGTTTGTATTCGTTACTGAGTCAGCGTAATCCTGCATGCGATCGAGAGGGATCATGTTGACTTGGATGTGGTGAGAATCGCCTCCATCAACCGGGCCAAGTCCCTCCTTCGCGCGCACCTCGTTGATCGACATGACGCCGTCTTGCAAGGCCTGGTGGTAGTAGTCGGCTCGTGACTTGCTGTCGCCGCGCAACAACGTGTCGACGTTGAACGAGCACTGCAACCTTTTGTCGTCCCGCAACAACTTTCGCTCAACCTCCATTTCAATGCGTCGTACCCACGGGAGGATTGTGCCTTGTTGGAATTGGAGGACTTGTTGCTCATAGTTGCTGTAGGCTGTGTTGCCTTCCAGACCGATCATGGCTGGGGGCACCTGGTAGATTCTTGCGATTTCTTCTGTCGTGTACTTCTTCACTTGCAGGAACTGCAACTGCTCCAAAGGAACACTCAGTGGTTGGTACTGGAATCCACCGCCTAGGATTGCGATCTTATGGGAGTTGTGGCGACCCATATATTCACGCTCCCACATCTCGGTGGCTTGCTTGATTTGCTCTGGATCCATGTATTCCTTCGTAGACAAGATGCCTCCCATCATGCCTCCGTTCTCAAAGAACTTGGATCCGAAGTCCTGTACAGCTTTTGCCGTGGACAGGTTCTGCAATTGAATCTGCGTTGGGTTCAGACCTCGGAATGCCGAGACCTCCAACATGTCGTCAGCGTTGATTGGCCCAGGTGCGCCATCGTAGCTGTAATACTTCATCCCTGTATCTGGATCGACCGCATAGGTCATGATCGACGCTGGGATGTGATACATACGCATCTCGTCGCGAGCGATGTATGCGTAGCCCCGTCCATGGATCAGTGCGTCGCTGACAATCATCTGCCAGAACTCGTAAGCCCCAATGTACTGGTTCGGCTCACGGCTGATCATGCCATGCACGGGATGTTGGTTAATGACATCGCGGGAACCGTCTTCCCCGACTCGAATAACCGAAGCTTCAAGACTGGCAATCGTGTCAGCAATCTTGCTGACGCATGCGTAAACCGCTGCGATTTCAAGGGAGTCGCTACCGTGGCGGTACCCTTCACCATACAAACGGATGTAGTTTGTGCGGAGGGTGCTGACGCCGGGGAGGTAGGTTGCTCGCTTGAAGAGTGTGTCGAAAGCTCGACGGAAGATGCTTGGCTTAGATTCCACTCTCTCAGTTTGTGAGCAAACCTACGCCTGGTTATGTGAGTATAATAAGATTACACACCAACGACGCCCATGAAGAATTCAAAGCTGCTTGGACCTTCCTCTTCAAATGTTAAAGCTTCACCAATAGCCATCACCGCAGCCACCACGCCGTCGATCTTGTCGCCGCTCTTCGCCTTGTCGGGTTTGATGTTTCCGCTTGGGTCGTAGCGAAGGGATATGTTGCTCATCATCCACTCCAGGACTTCGTCACCCCCGTGACAGAGCATGCCGTTCAGCGCTGCCTTTTCAAATTCCTTGGAGGGGAAGGACATTGAGGCGAACCCTTGGCCATATGGGTCGCATGGAACATTGTCACCCTCCAGGTCGCGGATTAAGTTGAGGGAGTTCCACCTGTCGTAGGCCACGCCTTTGATCAGGTACTTCTCACTGAGGTTGTCTTTGTCGTACTGCACCTTGCCGTCCATCACGTAGTGTCCGCTGATAAGCCTCCGGATCACATTGTAGTCTGTGACGTTGCCCGGGGTGACGTGGACGTTGGGCATGTCCTTAAACTGCAAGTACATGGTGTTCTCATCCTTGTCCAACCTGCGTTCGATCGCCCGCTCAGGCAAGAAGTAGTGCATGGACAAACCCCACCCTTCCTCTTCGCTGCCTGTGCATATGGCCACAGCAGAGATGTCATCAGTCGCGGCCAAATCGAGACCGAGATATGCGACGGGTTTGTTCGTTTTCTCGTCTATGACGTGAGTAACGTGAGCCTCGCGGAGGTTGCCTTCCGCCATCCAGTCGTCGTTTGGAATCCAGACCGCGCTGGAACCAACGAATACATTCAAGTGCTTTACCATAAATTCGGTCACCGACCGACTCCCGTATAGTTTTGCGTTTTTGCATTGGGTGTCCAAATACTCTCGTGAGATAGAGACGTCCAGGTTAGGGTTGGACTTCACCCAAGTTGCCGGATCATCCCAGGCATCCCCCTCATCAATTTCATATGGCAAGATCATCAGGCGGTCATTCTCTTTCCTTCCGTCTAGGACTTCCTTGCCCGCTTTCATAAACATGGCGCATGGGCCGTCAGCCACAAACCCAGCGGTGGTGATCGCCAGCATCAGCGGTGACTTGCGAGAGCCCATGGATGAAGCCAGGACGCGGTAGAGGTCAGCGTTTTTCATCGCGTGGAATTCGTCCACCACAGCGAGATTCAGATTGAGACCGTCAAGGGTGTTTGCGTCAGAACTCAATGGCTTGATAACGCCGTTCTTAGGAGTCTTCACTTCCGCTCTCTGCACACTGAACCGCTTGCTCAGGGGCGCACTAGACTTCACGCACCGGCAAACCTCGTCAAAGACTTCGCGGGCCTGGTCACGCTTGGTTGCCGCAGTAACTAGCTGGGGAGCTCCGTCCTCATCAAGCACAGCCATAGCCAAGGCGATCGCCGCTGCCAATTGTGACTTACCGTTCTTACGCGCAACAAAGAGGTGTGCTGTAGTGAACCTCCTCCTGGCATCGTCATCTACAGCAACCCAGCCAAAGATCTGCCCGACGAAGAAAACCTGCCATGGCGCCAGAATAAACTTCTTCCCTGCCGTCTCGCCTCGCGTGTGCTTGCATATG